CCGTAGTAGAACGTAGTAAAGAAGGAAGTAGAGAAGGAAAGAGAGAGAGAGAAGAGCGACGACGCTCCCGCGCCTCCGGCAACTCCTCCTGCTTCGCAGGCGCGAAAGCGCGACGGGGGTTTCAAGGCTGTCTATCGCGAAGGCACGGAGGCGCGACATACGCGGAAGCAGCAGACATCCCCTGCCCCACCGAAGACGAGCAACCATCCCGCCAACGCCACCGCGCCGCCCCCTGCCACCGCCGCGCAGCGGCTCGCCAAACACTACTTCAAATTGCTGGAGTCGCCACCGGCGCACCGCGCCGCCTCCGGCACTGCCTGGGCGACGGTGATCGAACCTCTGCTCCTGGACTACGCAGAGGCCGACATCTCAGCCGCGATGACTTGGGCCGTGAACGAAGATTCATTTTGGCCCAAGTTTCTTTTCGGTCGCCCGGAGCCCGCCGAGTACTTAGCGGAGAAGGCCGAGACGATCATCGCCCGCTGGCGCGGCGCAACGCGCAGCAAGCGCCCTTCGGTAAGCACCCCTACCACAACCCCAACCCGCAGGGTCGTTGACGACGGCCTGCTCAACTACATATAGGAGGAGAGCCTATGACCATCGCCAGCACCACCACCGAAGTCCTCGTCACCCCGTCCCGCACCTGGACGAGGGAAGACATCTACCTGCACCCCGAGCGGGGTTTCGATCTCCCGCCGGATAACTTTCGCGGCAGATTCACCGAGGAGTTCAAGGTTGAGCTAGCGCGTGAAACGAAATGGGTGGCTGAGGAGACGATGCCTGCGCTCGACCGCGCCCATCGCGAGCCCGTAGGGCGCAGGCTCATGCGCTGCCCTGTCTGCGACGACGAGGGCTACGTCTGGCTCCTCCACCGGGGGGAGACCACCGGCGTGCCGATGTACCGCACAGAGAAATGCCTATGCGAGTATTTCCACACGTTTTGGGTGTGGTGGGCACGGGTGCCCGAGCGCTTCCGGCAGGTCCACTTGAATCACGTCGCGCCGATCCCCAACGCGAAGATCGGCATTGACCGCCAAGCGAAGATTATTGAGGCGCTCAGGGCGAAGCCCAACGACTCATACTACCTGTTCGGGCCTCCGGGCACCGGCAAGACCCACCTCTCGTTTGCGTTGTACCGGTGGGCGGCCCACCGCAACGCCGAGGCGAAATTTTTTGATCGGCAAGTGCCCACACACGTCTGGCGCATCGGCGCGAACGCTCTGCTCCAAGAGTGTGTTGACTGGGAAATGCGCGACAGAAACGATCATAACTGCGCCGTGCCTGCTCCGACCGTCTCGCGGCGTCTGATTGAGCGCGTCGCAGCCGCTGGGTACGCGCCGTCGTTGTACCTAGACGAACTGGACAAAATCAAGCCAAGTGAGTTCAAACTCGCAACCCTCTGCGACATCATCGACGCTATCTACGAAGCGAAGGGCCAGTTGGTCGTGACCTCGAACAAGAGCTTGGCTGAACTTTCAGCCAAATGGGGCTCCGACGAGGCTGAGTCGATCGTCCGGCGCATCGGCGGCGACCAAGGCGGCCATACCGTCTATTTTGGCGACTGACAGCGCGAATCGAAGTGAACTCGAATGAACAATCTTCGGCCTCCTTTATAGGAGGCCTTTTCATGCCGAAGCCGAAGCCGAAGACGAATACCCGATGGCGCAACACACCGGACGAGATCCTGCTTGCTCGCTCCACCAAACAGGACCTGCGCCGCGCCGAATCTTTATGCCCGACCCATGCAACCGTCGAGCGCGCCGCGCTTACCGATGATCCCGCAGCCAGGGCGATCATCGACGCCTGGGCGTTCCACGCGCCGGTGGTGAGGCTCATATGAACGCGAACTACGACTCCGCCTACCGTTTGGTCGTCGTCCTGGTGAAGCGGGACTGGCCCGACGATGACATTTTCGCCCTGCTCGCCGCCTTGCCCAGGCCGCTGGTGGAGCGGCGCATCACCGGCGCTCGCGTTGGGCGTCGGGCGCGGCAAGGAAGTGCAGCGTGATCGATCATCTCGCCTTGGACAAAGCTTTCACGGAGCACAAGAACGCCCCGACCGAGACCACGCTGCACGGCCTGCTCGCCTTGGTCCGTGATTCGGTGTACCGCCGCACCCGTGATGACGACGCTGCACAGGACCTGGTCGTCTACCTCATGCTCAATCTGGACACTATTGCTCCACGCGCGACGTTCTCCCGCTGGCTCTCCGGAGCCATCCGGCATCGGCGGTTGGACTCGCTGCAGGAGATGGCTCAGCGGCGAGCAGCATATCAGCCACTCGACGATCGGCTTACGGTTCCTGTGCGCAGCTACTCCAGCCGGATGGAAGTGCTTGCCGCTGACGTGTGTGACCAACCGGTTGAGCATGCGCTAATCGAATCGATGCTGGACGGTAAGACACTCCGTCAGGCGGCCCACGAAATGCAGATCGGAGAGACGGCTGCACGCAATCGTCTCCGGCGGCTAGGCCACAAGTTAATCGAAAAACGAAAACATACCGAAGAATTTCTGTGATGTTTTCCTCGTTTTCCTGACTGGATAGTAGAAGCACAATCCAGCCGCGCAGCGCATCGCGGGCCGCCGACTCTCTCCCGGTGGCCCGTCCCGCCTTGCCGGAGCACACACACATGAATTTTTTCATTCCCATTTTGATTCCGATGGCGTTAGTCGTCGGAGCTATTCTCGGCTACATCCTTCACGATGCCATTTCGACAGCCCGAATCGCGGCGAGCAACGACGCCGATGAGATGAAGAAGTCCGCAGAAGCCGAAGCGGCCAAGGTTGAGACTGCCGTTCAGGCGGTCGAGAAGATCACCTAATTCAGGGCGATATTTACATCTATCCCAATGCCCTGCGACGGGGCCATCCGATGTTGGTGACCCCGCAAAGTTTAAGGAAGCGGCTGTGAAAGAAACCCTCTACAAGTTGTTCGTCTGGCTCAAGAGCGTCTATAGCGAGCCGGATGGCACCGGCAGCAGCACGCGCATCCATATCAGCCTGCTGACGCTGTTCGTGATCATGGTCGGCGTGAGCTTCGCGTTGCTCGTGCACAAGCACAGCATCACCATCGAGCAGTTCAACGGCTACCTCGGCGCGGCGGCGACGTTCCTTATTAGTACGACCGGCCCGCTCTACGGCGTTAACAAGCTCGCCGACTGGGCGAAGAACAAGAATCCAGTGGCCACGCAGCAACAGTAGTGCCCACGGCCCCAGCCAAGCCCTGCAAGCAGCCCGGCTGCCCTACGCTAACGATTGGACACCTCTGGTGCGATGAACACCGGGCCAACCGTGAGCGATACAGCAACAGGCAGCACCGGGAGAACAGCCACCGGCGTGGTTACGACTACGACTGGCGCGTGTTTCGGGACGCATACCTCAGAGCCAACCCGCTCTGCGCGGACTGTCTCGACACCGAAGGGCGACCTGAGCCAGCGACGGAAGTCCACCACGTTATGAAGCTGCGTGAGCACCCGGAGCGAAAGTACGATCGCACGAACCTGATGCCGCTCTGCTCTCGCCATCACAAGCAACGCACCGCGCGAGGCGAGTGACGCAGGGGGGATAGGGGCCTTCCAAAAGTCAAAACCTGGGCGAATCGCAACCACACGCATAGCAACATTTTCACGCCCGCGTTTTGAAGGGTGGGGGTAATGGACATTTTTGAAGCTCACTGACCTCCAGCCGGACAACCGCAACGCGAACCGAGGCACCAAGCGCGGACGCGACGCCGTCGCCCGATCCCTTAAGGATTACGGCGCTGGGCGCTCCGTCCTGATCGACCGCGACGGGCGCATCATCGCCGGGAACAAAACTGTCGAGCAGGCAAACGCAGCGGGAATCACCGATGTCTTGGTCGTCCCGACGGACGGGACCCAGATCGTTGCTGTGCAGCGCACAGACATCTCCCTAGACGACGCTAAGGGGCGCGGCTTGGCCGTTGCAGACAATCGCGCCGGAGAACTAGGACTTGAATGGGACCCGGACGTGCTCGGCCAACTTGCTGCGGACCTGGACCTGAAGCCTTTCTTCAGCGACGAAGAATTGAAAGAAATCACCGGCCTGGCAGATGCGAGCGCTCAGCCCGACTGTCCGCGTCTATTTTCAGACGAACAGATCGTTGACGCAGCGTACGCGCACTACCGCGCGACGGGATTTCCGTACCGGACTCTGCCGCTGTATCTGTGCATGCAGGAGTTGAACAAGCTTGCTGCGATGGAACAGGACGCCCTGATCAGGACGGATCTCGGATACTATGTCGCGGACACGTTTCATCCCCACCGCCTGCACGCTGGTGCAAAGGGAATGAAATCCCCGTTCGCTGCGTTCACGGTTGACAAGCTGCTTCGCCGCGCGCTCGCGTTTGAGTTGACGGCGGGAGCGATCCCGGCTGGTTATTTTAGCTCTCTGAACATTGTCGCTGGAACTCAGTCGTGTTCGAACTTCCGTCCCGGGTTCGCCGCCCACTTGTATCGAAAGTACTGCAAGAAGGGCGACACCGTCCTCGATACCAGTACGGGGTACGGCGGACGCCTGACAGGCTTCCTCGCGTCCGGCATCGCTGGACGATACATCGGGATTGATCCCAACACGCTGACGCACCAAGGGAACGCCAAGCTCGCCAGTGAACTGGGATTTGCAGACGCCGTAGAGCTTCACAATCATCCCGCAGAGGATGTCCCGCACGAGCTAGTTGCTGGACGCTGCGACTTCAGCTTCACAAGCCCGCCGTATTTCTGCAAGGAAATCTACTCGGACGAGCCGACTCAGTCCTGCAACCGATACGCGACCGGAGATTCGTGGCGCGATGGTTTCCTCATCCCGATGCTTCGGCTCCAGTTTACCGCGCTCAAGCCCGGATCAACTGCGATCGTGAACATCGCCGACGTGAAGATCGGCGTCACAGCGTATCCGCTCGCGAACTGGACCAGGGAGTGCGGACAGCAAGTTGGATTCTCGTACCTCCGGACGGACGAGTTCCCGATACAACGGCGCGTCGGTAAGGGCATGTCCGACGAGGTCGCGACGGAGCCTGTGATCGTATTCGTGAAACCGTAATGCCCGGACGCCGCCCCAAACCGACCGCCCTGAAGGAACTTGAGGGCAACCCCGGCAAGCGCCCGCTGAACCGCAGCGAGCCCAAGCCAACGGGCATCCCGTCCTGCCCGAAGCACCTGGACAAAGGCGCAAGAGCGGAGTGGAAACGCATCAGCGCCGAGCTTATCAAGCTCGGGCTCCTGACCAGCGTGGACCGCGCCGCGCTCGCCGCGTACTGCGCAGCGTACAGCCGCTGGGCGGAGGCGGAACTGAGCGTCCAGAAATACGGCGCAGTGATCAAGTCGCCTAAGTCGGGCTACCCGATCCAGAACCCCTATGTGGGGATCGCGAACACCGCGATGGATCAGATGCGGAAATTTATGGTCGAGTTCGGCCTCACGCCTGCATCGCGCAGCCGTCTGCAAATGACTCCGGATGCGCCACCCGGCCAAGATGCCTTTGAGTCCTTCATGCAGAGCATCGGCGCGACGGACTTAGACCTTGATGACGCAACGGCTCACCTACAGTCAGAAGGCACATAAATATGCGCAGCAGGTAGCTCACGGAACGATCCTCGCGAGCAAATGGCTAAAGCTCGCGGCGCGACGGCACCTTGCTGACCTAGCGAAGACGGACAGCCGTTGGCATTACGATGCGGTCAAAGCTGACCGAGTATGCGCATTTATCGAGTCACTCAACCTGCCCGATTCGGATCAGCCTTTCAGGCTGCAAGATTTTCAATGCTGGCTCGTTTGCAGCTTGATGGGTTGGGTGGACGATGACGGCCTCCGCAAACACATCGAAGCGCTGATCCTAATGCCCAAGGGCAACGGCAAATCACCGCTCGCTGCCGCGCTCGGTCTCTGGTTCGCGTTCCTTGATGGGCGCAACGGCGCGGAAGTGTTCACCGGCGCAATGAGCCTCAAGCAGGCGATGGAAGTTTTTAAGCCCGCGCTGTCGTTTGTAGATTGCCGAGCAGCAGCATTTGCGAAGCTCGGCGTAGAAGCACAGAAGAAGTCAATTTTTAGCCTCCGGTCTGGCTCGTTTTTTCAGCCCGTCATCGGCAAGGGACGCCACGGAGCGCGGCCTTACCTAGCAATCCTGGATGAGTTGCACCAGGCTATCTCTGCCGACCTGTACGACACATTCCGGACGGGCTGCAATAAGACGCTGAATAGTCTGCTGCTGACGATCTCGACCGCTGGTGTCGTCTCGCAGGCGAATCCTTGCTACCAGTTGCAGGAAGACGCGCAGAAGGTGCTTAAGGGCGTGATTGAAAATGAGCGCCTGTTCGCCGCGATCTACTGCGCCGACGACACAGTGGAGTGGTCATCGCTCGAAGCGCTACGGATGGCGAACCCGAATCTGGGCGTCAGCAATGACGCTGAGAAGATCCGCCTCGCCCAGCTAGAAGCGCTCGTAAAGCCGGGCAAGCAGAACAACGTCAAAGCGATGCACTTGAACATCTGGTCCACCGCCGCGACAGCTTGGATGAGCATGGACGCGTGGCAGAAGTGCCACGACCCGAATCTTAGCGCTGCGACGGTGAAAGACCTCGACGGCGTCATCGGCTCCGATCTTGCAAGCAAACTCGACCTGTCTGCAACGGTGAGAGTTCACCGCGAGGACATCGGCGGCAAGCCCCATTACTACGCGTTTACGCGCTGCTATTTACCTGAGGCCCGGGTCAACCTGCCCGAAAATCAGCATTACCGCAAGTGGGTCGCTGACGGACACCTGACCTCGACTGCGGGATCTTCGATCGATTACAGCGTCATCGAAGCCGACACGCTCGCCGACATCAAGCAGTACCGCATCCGTGAGCTTCCGTACGACGCGCGATACGCAGATCAATGGGCACAGCGGGTCAGCGAACTTAGTGGGATCACCCGCGTAGAAGTGCCGCCTAACCCGGGGAACTTATCACCGGCCCTGAAGGAACTAGAGGCTGCGGTCTACGATGGCCGATTTCACCACGATGGAAATCCGGTCTTGACTTGGTGCGTGAGCAACTTGCTGACGACTGAAACATCGGCGGGCAACTACACAATGCCCGCGAAGTCCCGCCCCGAGTCGAAGATCGACGCCGCGATTGCTCTGCTGCTGGCTATCTCAAGAGCGATGGTCTTGAAGCCCAAGAAGCGGGCGCAGTTTGGAATGGCCTTTATCTAAATGGATAGGTGCTAAATATGCGGGATTGGTCGATCCCCATCGGTATTAACTCTTGGGGTCAGCTAAGTGGTCGAAGAACGACGGTTTTATGTCTATGCCTACTTGCGTACGCGAGATAGCACAAATGGGAAGTCCGGAACTCCTTATTACATTGGTAAGGGCTGTGGCGATAGAGCCTATGACTCTCATCACAGAGTAGGGCCGCCGAAGGATCGAACTAACATCATCTTCCTCGGATGGAATCTTCTTGAAGATCACGCTTTCGAAGCGGAGAAACACTTCATCCGTTACTACGGGCGGATCGATAGCGGCACAGGATGTCTAGGGAACCTTACGGATGGTGGTGAAGGCTCATCCGGATGGGTCATGTCTGCCGAGTCTCGCCGTAAACATAGCGAACGGCTCAGAGGTAGGACGATCACCGAAGAGCACCGGCGCAAAATAAGTGAGAGTAAGAAGGGTAAAAAACGTTCTGCTTACTCTAACGAGCATCGCCGAAAGTTGAGCGAAGCTGGACGACGCAGGATTCCATCCTCAGAAACTCGCCGCAAGCTCAGTGAATCTAGCAAAGCAATGTGGCAGGAACCAGACGTTCGACGCAAGATGACAGCCGCTTTCAAGCTAAGAAGTCTCTCCGAAGAATACAGAAGCAAGATGAGCGAGGCTGGCAAACGCAGCCGCGTAAAGACCGAGGTGGCGGCCTAATGAGTGACTGGTACACCGCATGGTGGCTCCAACCCGCCTCCCCAGCCCAACCGACCGCTCAACCAGAGCCCGAATGTCCCACGTGCGGCAAGAAGTTCCGCACGCAGCCAGGACTAGCGACACACACCCGGATCAAGCATGGCGAATCTGATTAAGTTAAATCTCGAACAGCCTTCGGCCAAACCTGGCGAGAAACGCAGCGGTATGTTCGGTGACCCCGCCACGCCCCTCACTGCAGTCGCTGTTTGGAGCGAGCTTGACGGCGGTCCGACCGCATCCGGGGAGATGGTCTCCGAGCGCACCGCGATGGCCATTAGCACCGTGTACACGTGTGTGACCGTCATCTCGGAAGCTGTTGCTTCGCTCCCGTGCCGCTTGATGCGGTCGCTCGACAAGGGGCAAGAGGAAGCGAACGACCATTATCTCCATGACCTGCTCGCATACTCTCCTAACCCGGAGATGACAGCGTTCAGCTTTTGGCAGACCATAATCGGCTGTTCCGCGCTCACGGGCAACGGCTACGCCGAGATCAAACGTCTGGCAGACGGCAGCGTGGATAGCATCTGGCCGCTGCACCCGCTCAAAACAGAGCCGGTGCGCCAGTCTGATGGATCGCTCGCCTTCCGCACCTCACAAGGGATTGCCGACGGCACGTACCGAATTATTAAGTCCGCCGATGTACTTCATTTTCCGCTGTTCGGCCTCGATGGCATCAAGGGTGTTGGCCCGGTCTCAACAGCACGCGAAGCATTCGCGCTCGCGAAGGCCGCAGAGAAGTTTGGTGGCCGTTGGTTTTCGAATGGCGCGCACGCGCCCTCGATTCTCATCGGCAAGACCGACAGCGGAGAGGTCCCATCCCCCACAGAGCAGCGCGAGTTCCGCGAAACCTGGAACAGCCAATACGGCGGCGTCAATGCCAACCGGCAGGCCATCCTGTTTGGTAATTGGGATGTGAAGACGGTGGGCCTGTCCCCGGAGGACTCGCAGTTTTTGGGCACCCGCAATTACCAGCGTGCGGACATCGCGGCGATGTTTCACCTGCAGCCACATCAGGTCGGCGACACGGGCAAGCTCTCGAACGCGAACTATGTGCAGGCTCAGTTGAGCTTCGTGACCGATTGTCTGCGCCCGATCATCATCCGGATCGAACAGGAAGTGAAGCGCAAGCTCCTCACGAGCAAGGGCCTCGCACCCACCAATCTATTTTTGACGTTCGACCTCAGTGATCGGCTACGAGGCGACTTCCAGAGTCAAGTGCAGTCGTATTCTTCGGCCCGTCAATGGGGATACCTGAGCGTGAACGAGATCCGCGAGGACATGGGCCTCAACCCGATCGGCGCAGAAGGTGATGTCTACCTCCAGCCGGTGAACATGATGGACGCCGAGTTGTACAAGACCACGAAACCCACGGTCGTGCAACCAGTAAACGCAGAGCCGCAGCCGGATGATCCGCAGCCAACCCCAAAGAAGAAGGCAAAGAAAAAGTGAGCAAACGCAAAGAAGTACGCCGACTGCGATCGCAAGAGCTTCGGGTCTCCGGGGATGGCAACACGCTCACCGGATACATAGCAGTGTTCAATTCGCCAAGTGAAGACATGGGTTACACCGAGATTCTCGCCCCCGGCTGCTTTAGCCGCAGCCTCGCCTCCGCTGCCGATGTCGTGGCCTTGATCAATCACGACGACAACGCACCTGTCGGGCGCACCAGCGCGGGCACACTCCAATTGGCCGAGGACGACAAAGGTCTCGGCTACACGCTGTCGCTGCCCAACACTACGCGAGCGAGCGACCTGAAAGAGTCCGTGAAGCGCGGTGACCTCACCGGCTGCAGCTTCGGATTTCTTTGCAACTCCGACACGTGGGACGCAAAGACCTACACACGCACGATCCAAGATGTCGAATTAATCGAGGTCTCCGTCGGCGTGACCTTCCCCGCCTACACGGATACGACCTCTCAATTGCGATCACTACCGGACTCCACTCCCATCGAGATTCGCAAGAACCTTGAGTCTCGCGACACCGCCGACGGCGATGCTCCCTGCACCTGCCCTTGTCCTGAGTGTGTCGCTGGTGATTGTGCCGACTGTTCCGATCCCGACTGCGAATGCGAGGGATGCACCTGCCAGTCGGCGGAAGAAAACTCCATCCGTGCTTTGGTCCCTGACCGCTGCACGTGTGTATGCACCCAATGCCGCGCGGGCTCGTGCGGAATCTGCTCTGCCGACCCTCTATGCGAGGGCGCAGAGCGCAAGTCAATGCCTGATTGGTACGAGCGGACCCTCTTAGAGATCGAACTCGACTAATCCCCAACCATAGAAGGAAATAGCTATGCCAACGATGAAAGAACTCATCGAGCTTCGCAACAAGCTCGCCCACGACGCCCGCGAAATCATGAACACGATCAAGCCGGGTGCCGACGCTGCGGACCAGACGGAAAAGCGTACCAAGGTGGACGCCCTGCTGGCCCAGAAGAACCAGGTCAACGAGGACATCAACCGGCTCGCCTCCCTCAGTGACGAAACGGAAAATCGCGGCGGCGTGCCCCGCGATGGCTTCGAATCCGCCGATGCGGACAACCGCACCCAGGAAGAGCGCAACCGCGCATCGAACGTCGCGCTCCGCAGGTATCTGCGCGGCGAACAGTTCGAACAGCGTGACCTGACCGTGGCCGCTGATGGCGGTGTGATGATCCCCGTCGCTGCCGTTCCGCCGATCGTGGCACAGCGCAGCGCGGGCTCGCTCTACGACATCGTCGGCAAGCTCCGCACGAACACCGGCGAGGATGTGCGCTTCCCCTTGTGGGACGACACCGGCAACGGCCTCGTGCTCGACAGCGCTGCCATCGGCAACGGCACGGACCCGACCGTCGCAGGTGTGACGATCAAGACGGACGGCCTCCGCACCGGAGATCCACTGCTGATCGACAACAAGCTCGTGCAGGATCTCAGCTACGACCTCGTCACGTACGTTAACCAGGTGCTGACCGAGCGTTACCAGCGCGGTGTCAGCCAGGCGATGAACGCGGGCAACGGTTCGAACTTCGTCGGCCTCACGGGCAACATCCCCGTACCTGTGACCACGGAGACGGTCGGCGTTCTCGGCTACGATGACTTCGTGGGCGCGATCGCTGCGCTCGACCCGGCGTATCACGCGAACGCCGTCTTCGCGTTCTCGAACGCAACGCTCGGTGCCGTGTTGAAGATTAAGGACAGCCAGGGCCGTCCGATCTTCATTCCGTATCTGGACGGCGCGAGCGCTGGCTTCGCAGGCCAGATCCTCGGCTTCCCCGTGAAAATCGACCAGTACGCGCCCGCAGTTGCGACGAACAACGTGCCGGTGCGATTTGGCGATTTCGCGAAGGGCTATCAGCTTCGAGAAGTCCTGCCGGGTCTCGTCATCAAGCAGAGCAGCCAGCGCTGGATCGAACTAAATCGTTTGGGCGTGGTCGGGTTCAGTCGCGCGGGGGGAGCGCCTACTTTGGCCAACTCCACCACGTACTCACCCATCATCGGCGTAAAAATTCAGTGACCATCCGACCGGGAGTGCTTTCCGCTCCCGGTCCTTCACCCCTGTCTGCGTGACTCTCTATGCACATTTCATATCGTGAGGTCTCCGGACCTCCTGTAGAGCCTGTCACTCTTGCGCAGGCCAAGCAACACCTTCGCATCGATTACAGCGACGATGACACGTACATTTCGTCGCTGATCATCGCTGCACGCCAGTTCTGCGAACA